CTTACGGGGCCTCGGGGCCTCGTCCGCAAGCGGGTCGTCAACCAACGCGTAACCCTCGGTGACGGCTTGGTCGCGGGTGATTGACGGAAGCTCGCGCTTGGTTACGGGATCAACCGGCCAGCACATGGCGCGATAGCGCGGGTCTTTGATGGCGTATTTGGTCATGTCAGTAACCCGGGTAGAAGTTTCGGGGATTGGTCCATCGTGCATGAGGCCCCGCTCTCACAGTCCGATATTTCGGGCGACACGTCGCCTGCAGCACTCTGATCTCGGCGCGCAGATCAGGAATGGACGCGCGAGAAAATCTCGTCTCCATATCCCCGAATTTCACCGAAGCGACGGTCTGCCCGCTCAGGAGCTGGTAGAGGGCGCCTTGCAGCGACTCCAGCGCAGCGCACGGGTCCGACGCAAGCCGCGCGAAGGCGGCGGCGTTGGGATTGCTCGGCGGCGCGCATTGGTTGTTGTTGGTCACTTGTTGTTCCCTTCCGTCCTTTCGGTGTCCGCGCCGTCTTCGTCGGCGTAGTCGGCCACGTCGGTGTTGACGCGAGCGTTCGTCGAAGTGAAGTAAGCAGGCGTCAGGCCAGCGGCCTCAAGCATCTTCTTCTCCGCCGCGATCTGAGCAATCGTCGTTTCGAGGTCGAGGCCGCGCTCGGCGAGGGCGTCCTCAAGAGTGATCAGATGATTGCTCAGCTCAAGCGTTACGGCGTCCGCATCTTTTTTCCGGTCGCTCGAAACCTGACCGGCGCCGCGCCACTTCGTCTGAGTGTAACCAGACCGCTCGTCCCAGAAGTGCTTGGCGTGAGGCGGGAGAGTAACGACGCCAATCGTTACGGCTTCCTCCAGCCACGACTCGAAGATGTCCTGCATTAGCCGAGCGGCGACCGAACGGCGACGGCGAAGCGTCAACCGATGCGGAAGAGCAGCCTCAAGTCTCGCACTCGCGAACGAAGACTCCGACCAATCACCAGCCGCATCAGAATAACTCACGCCAGCGCCGCGCGCGGCGGATTTGGTGAGCGACTTCTGAAACGCGGTGTAATCAGGGCCGGTCTTCGGGCTCGTCACGAACTTGAGTTCGTCGCCGGGCGCAGTATGTACCACCTGCGAAGCATCCGCGCGGATTTTCGCGCCGTTCTCTCCCGAGTACCATGCCTCGCGCAAAGTGATCAGAGCCTCGGCGATGGCGTTACGGTCGGTCGGTTCCGGCGCGGTCTCAAGACCCGCCAAAGCCACGTTCGCAGGCGCCGCCGATTGCACGACCATAGCGAAGGCGTTGGCGAGGCTCTGAGCACCGACCGAAAGCTCGTTGAGCATCGACTTTTCCTGAACCGGAGTCAGCGCCGCCAGTAGCGGGCTCGCGCCGCGCACCATGCCCGGGAAGAGAGTTTCGAAATAAAAGGACAACTTTTTGCGGCCCCACTTCGTGAATACCGGCACGCGCTTGACTTCGCCCGATTGCACCGTCGAGCCGAGAGGGACGCGGCGGAGGTGAAGCGCCGTGAACAGGCCGCGCTGGTCAAATTCCACGCCCTGATAAATCGAGCCGCCGTCTGCCGTCTTGGTCTGATCGGCGGCGATCATGCGCGAATCGAGAAGCATCGCCTTCGTGTGAAAGGTCGCGCCGCGCGCTCGCGCGACATCGTGGGCGACCAAATATTCGCCGCTCAGCAGCCACGACAGCATGGCCTGCTCGGCGATCTCAAAGACGGTGTAACGGCCTGTCGCGTCGCATTCCAGCGGGTTGGTCGCGTAGCGCGTCCAAGCGGTCTCGATCTGATGCGAGACGGCCTTGGCTTCTTCCGGCGTCATGCCGGTCAGGGCCGCGTCAACACGAGAGGTGAGCACGAGGCCCTCACCCACGGCGTTCGTCAGAATGGTGTCGCAGATCGCGCGGAGCGTCGGGTCGGCGAGGAACTGTTCGGACGCAATCGCGCTCGCGATTCCGCGATCACGGTGGCCACGGTTCGCGTATGGCGCCCAGCTCAGGCCGGTGACATAGCCCGCGCCGCCGGCCATCGCCGGGGCGTAGCTCGCCCACGCGAGTCGTTCCTTGCCGTTCTGTCCGGTTAGGAATGACGCGCCGGGGCCACTGAGCCCGTCAGGAAGGTCGATGGTGGCAGTCGGCGGCGCCGGGGGCGCGATGACCGCCGGAGCGGCGAGATTGCCGCCCACGGTCGTTTCTGCTGCGGTGGTCATCGTCTCAGGCTCCAGCCTTGGCGGCGCGCTTGCCGACGTTGCGCTTGATCTCGGCGAGCCGCGCGGCCTTGGGGTCGTCCAGCACTTTGGCCGCGCCGGTCGAAGACAGGTCGATGGCCTCGGCGCCGAGAGCGCGCAGGAAGGACGCGGCGGCGCTCGTCTCGGCCTTGGGGCTCGCGCGGAGAAGGGCGAGCGCCTGCTCGGCGTCGAGGCTGGAGCGCAGGGCGAGTTCCTTGGCGAGGGCCTCGCGGCCGACCGCGTCGGGATGCTCAAGGATCGCAGACACCCTTACCCGGTCGGCAAGGATCGCGGTCTGAATGCTGGAGACGGCGTTGGTAGCTTTGGCCATAAGTTCTACTCCTCAGTTGTGGATCGCGGCCTGCATCTTCGCGACGCGTTCGGCCAAGGTGATGGTCGGCGCCTTCTTGGCGTTGACCGCGCTTGCGGGTCTCGTGACGAGCAGCGCAGCCGCGCTGCACAGGACCGCCGTGTCGAAGGCTTCATTGCGTGTGCCCGGGTCTTTGATCCATTGCATCTGCGTGAAGCCTCGCTTGTTTGGCGCAACATCGAGCCGTTCGCTCGCGAGCTGAGCCCAGAAATCACTTGGCATGTGGTCGGCAGTGTGGATCGCGTTCGGCGTTCCAACCGGAAGGGTGAGGCCCTTCTGAACATTCACCTTGAGACCGTCGATGCCGATCAGCATGACGCGATGCGTCGCGCCTCTGTTCTTGCTTCCCTCCCTGATTGGGGCCTGATGAAATCCGCTCACGCCCTTGGAAACAAACACGCGGCGGCCTTTGCTGCGTTGTGACGACACGAACGAAACAACCATGCCCGTGTTAAAGCCGCCGTCAACGAGAGCAGCCGAGATCGGCAATTCGCGGCCATCCTCGGTGCGAAAGGTTCGCGCGAGGGCGCGGTCGAGGTCGGCCCACACGGTCGGCCCAGACGAGTCGCCGGCCAGCACGTCATGGCTTACGATCCACTTCTCGCCCGTCTTCTTGTTGACTCCACAAAAGGAGACCTCCAGACGGTTGGTCTGAACGTCCACGCCCGCGACGAAGAAGTCGATCTCCTTCGGAAATGGAGCCTGCAAAGGCATCGCAAGCGCCTGCAACTCGCCGGGCGCCAACTCGATCTCCGACGTCGACTCGAAAGCCTCGCCGAAGGTCGTATTGGTGAGGACGCGCTTCTGGTCGGGCGTCTTCGCCGCGTCCACATTCCGCGCGATGCTCTCCAGCGTCTCAAATTCGGAGATCAGGGAAGAGGCTTGAAAGCCGATCACACCGGGCTCGCTGGTCGCGGTCGCGCGCCATTCGCCTTTCCGCAGCATGCGCAAACGCGCGGCCTCATCGGTGAGGACACCGCAATCGAGGCACGCGAGCCGCGCGGTGTGAGGCTTGCCGGGCTCAAAGTTGAGGCGTTCTTTTGCGAGCGGTGCGGACGATTGGCAGTGCTCACAGGTTACGTGAAACTGCCGCTTGTCAGACCGCTCGTACCACGCATTGATTCTGCAAGTCTGGCGGAACGTAGGCGTTGAGGCCATGACCGTAACGGCGTCGCGCCACGCGGTGGTCCTCTTCATCGACACTGTTACGGGGTCACCTTCACCCGGCAGCGCCGGGCAGAAGCGGGAAAGTTCGTCGAGTAGCAGAAGCTTGACCGAGCGGCCCGCTAGGTCCGACGCCTTCCATGAGGAAGCGGTGTGAAACGTTCCTCCCGCAAAGGTCTTGGCGCTCTTGCTGTCCTGTCCCTTCACGCCCGCGCCGACTATCGAGCGCAAGGCCGGGGTCGCGGCGATGGTAGGGTCGAGGCGATCCTTCACGAAGCTGTCGGCCGCCGAGCTGTCGGGCGAGACATGCAAGATAGGGCACGGCGCAGCGGCCATCGCATGTCCCAAGATAGACATGATCGCGGACGTTTTGCCGACCTGGGCCGCGAGCATGTACACGACCACCTTGGCGCCGGGCTCGGCGACCGCGTCGATCATGCCCTTCTGCGGGACAGTAGGGGTGAATTTTCCCGGTCGGGCATTGCCCGACTGAGGAAGCACCAAATATTGCGCAGCCCAGTCGCTCGGCAGCACGCGGGGCATCGGCCGCAGGGCGTCGAGGAAGGCTTTGTGGACGGTCGCGCTCACTGAGCCGCCCCCGTCAGGGCTTCCGGCAGCTCGCAAAGCCGCAGGAGCGCGTCGTCGATGGCGTTGGCTATCAAGGCTTGCACTGCGACGGGGTTGGTGAGCGCGGCGGCGTCACCCGCGATCTTCGCGGCCACACCGGCGAGCCCGGCGCGGACGTGAGTCCCGATGTCGCGAGCGGCCGCGAGCACGTCGTCGCGCGGAATGAGGCGGTCGGTAA